GGGATTTCAAACACCTCACCGGATTCCAGCACGATCTCAGTGCTGGCAGTGAACCCCAGATACTCTGCGGCTTGCTCTCGGGCCTGCGCCGGCGAAACCTGCCGGCGCGCTTTCGCCTGCTCAATGGGATCGGGCATGGTGGTGTCCTTTCGGGCTAAGGGATGGTGATGATCTGGCCGGGTTGAACGTCATACGGATCGAACACACCAGACGCGGCAGCAATCAAGGCCACCTTGTCGCCAGCCTCATCGTTGTAGAACCGTCGGGCGATGCTGTACAGCGAGTCGCCCTCAACCGCGACATAGGTTTGCTTCATTGTGTGTTCCTTCGGGCTATAGAAAAGTATGGGCTCGTCGGGCGGCGGCCAGCCCGACCAGGAGAACCTGGAAACCGCCGCCCGACGAGGTCTTGCTGCCGCTACGACGTGGTGACCGAGTTCGACACACTCGACAGAGAAGCCGGCGACGACGCCGACACCCTCGCAGTCACCCTGAACGTGTAGGCAGTGCTAGTGGTCAGGCCGGTCACAGAGATCGTGACATTGCCGCCAGACACCGTCGGAGTGCCCGTGGTCGCTGAAGTCCACGAACCCGAGCCGGCGCGCCGCTCAACCGTGTAGATGAGCGTGTCAGGCTGCGGATCGAACGCCAGCCGCGGCGCAGCGAAAGCCAGACTTGCGGTCGTGGCCCCGCTGGCCGTCGCCACCGGGGCAGCAGCCCACACCGGGGCGCCGCCCTGGCCGCGCCAGCCCTCACCGTCACGCACCACATACACTGGGGTGTCAGCGAACGGGCACGGGATCGCACCGTAGGTCAGCTCCAGATCATCAGGGTCTTGACGATTCAGGTTCGACTCGCCAACATCCTTACGCGCCAGACGCGGGAAGATGTAGGCGAACCTGTGGTCGCCGTCCTCCGCGAACGCGATGGCCTGACGCTCCTGCAACGGAGACTCCATCGGTTTGATGACCGTGTAGTCCAGCGACCCGACATCGGGCAGATTGGCGAGCGGCAGGTCGAACCGGAGGGCGTCCACGACCGGGTTGGTTTCGCGGCACACGAACCGGATTTCGTCGTTCTCCTGGCCCACATCGAACCGCTGCGAGCGGCGCGCCTGGGCTACACGAACTTCCTCCACCGAGATGTCAGGGCTGATGCGGATGCCGTCCTCAGACAGCGCACCCACGTCATACCACTGGCCGCCGGGGAAGGTGGTCGAGGTCAGATCGGAACGGTACAGGCCGTCCACAGCGTAGGGAGTGAACAAGCCCTTGCCGTTGAGTCCGACCGTGGTGTCGCGCAGGTTGGTCGCTGATCCCTTGTAGTCGCGGATCAGGATGTTGACGATGATGCCCTTGCGGATGCCCAGCGGGTTGAAGCCATACACATCAGTCCACGCCGAACCAGTTGACGGTTGCGTCATAGGTGTTCTTCCTATTCTTGAAGCTACGGCGTGGCCGCAGTTGTTGGGTGAAAAGGGCTGTCTAAGCTACGAATCGGAGGTCGATTGTGTAGCGGGAGACGAAACGGAAAATGTCGTTCTGTCCGTAGTCCTGCCACGATGGCAGTTCGTCGGTTTCGATGGAGTCCACGAACGCGACCCGGCCGTCAGCCAAAGTCACACGTTCCTGGCCTGCCATCGGCGGCCCCAGCGCCAGCATTCGGCGGTGAGTCAAACGGGCTTGAGCGCGAGCAGACCAGTAGTCGGCACCAAAAGTGTGAATGCTGTAGCCGCCGACCTCAGTGACTTTGTCGTCGGCGCCGCCGCCAGCATCAGTGACCCAACGGTAGGGCAGCGGTTGGCCGGCGTACCGCTGCGGCCCCACATCACCCTCCAACGGCAGCAGCCAAGTGATGATCAGTTCAACACCGTCAGGAGGAGCGATATACAGAGCGGTCATGCGACTCCCGACGAGCCTTTCCACTTATTGTCTCTCGCGTTGTCGATAGGCTCGTAGCCTTTGCCTTTACGGGCCGGCTTACCCTCAGGAGTTCCTGACAGACTGAGGCGTGTTGCGCCGCGGCGACGAGGAACCTTTTCCAGTTTCTCGCCCCGCTTTTTAGCTCGCTTTACCGTTGAACTGAACGGCTGATCCACACCGCTCATACCGACCTCAACACCCTTTACCGCAGCGAAACGAGTCACAACTTTCTGCCGGCACGCGAACTCAGGCGTCGGGGTGTCCCCGCCAGTGCCGTACTCAATCCAATGCGACTTGTAGTCGGTTGCGGACACCTTGTAAGAAGGGAAACCAGCAATGTATTTGCTTTTACGCATTACAATGCCAGCCTTGTACGATCCGGCCTGGTCGTCGCGCTGCTTCCAGTGCGATGGTAACGGGCCGCCAAAATTCTCCACATAACGCACGCCGCTAGGGTCACCAACCGGGGCGATCCGCTTCCAGTAGCGGTGAACACGACGGGTGAAGTTGTACAAGTCTTTTTTGACCTTGGCGTGATGTGCAGCCTCACGGCGAATCATCTCGCGAATCTCAATGACGTTCTTATCGGCATGCGCTCTAGCCATCAGCTCGCCTCCCAACGACCAACACACCACACCTGAACAGCATCACCATCCAGCGTGAACTCCAACGACGCCGGCCCCTGCATCTGATAGTCACGCCCACCGAACCGCAAAGCGTCCGTAGACATGATCGCCCGAGTGTCCGACGTGACAGGCAGGAAAAACCATGCCACCTCAGTGTTCAACGCAGTCAACCCGATATCCTCGGTCTGCCGCTGCACCTCAACATGACAGCCAGACACCAGCACAGTCACCGGGGCAGCAGCCACCGGATCAGTGGGCAACCTGCGAACCGTGGAAGCCGGCGGCCTCTTCACGATCACCACATCCAGCGACCCAGGCAACCCGATCAATAGTCGAACGCCTTAAACGAATACGCTGGCGGCGCCATGATCGGAATGCCCAACATCTCACGATGACGGTCAGTGAAATCCAGCAACTTCGCCGCATCAGTGAACCGGCCAGACACCATGCTGTTACTGGTCTGCTCCTGAAACTGGATCAGCGGCCCGTACTTCGTGTACCGCAAAGCAGTCGCCACAACCTCGGAAACAACCAGCTTCGCAGCCACACTGTCCGAACTGATCCCAGGCTTATGCTGCCTGATCCAATCCGACGCAACCTGCAACAGCCATTCCGCGGTCTGCACCTCAGAGGCTTTCAACGTGCGGAAACCCTCTTGGAAATCATCCACGTCCAGAAACGGTGCGCTCATTCGTCGTCGCTTTCCATCCGATCCAACGATTTGATCAGCGCAGCCTTGCTCATCGCCTGCGCGATAGTGCGTTTCACGCCACGCGAAACAGCGAACTCCAGCCACACCATGTGCGGATCGGACAAATCCGGCCAGCAGCCGTCATCAAACTCGACATCAGGCTGCACGAAACGGGCGCTAACTCAGCGAGGCGATCAGAGTCTGCTTGGACATCGACTCTGCCTCGTCCCGGTCTAAACCGTTCGCGACAGCGTAGTCAACCCAAGCAGACTTCGGGGCGACGTGAGCAGGGCGCGGCGAATCAGCAGCAGGATCGCTGCTACTGACCGCCGACACCCCATCCCGAGCCACCAAACCCTCCGATAGGAGGTAAGTGGCGTGATCCGGTTCAATCCACTCCACCACAGCACCCTCATAGCAGTGATGAGTTTTGCCTGCCTCGTCCCGAACCAGAACGAGCGGCGCCAGAACCCGATAGGTCACGCGGCGACTCCGGTGATCTTCCACGCAGCGGCCGGCTCCAGCACGATGGGCACCGTGACGCGCCGCGAACGCAGCAGCCACTTGTCGGCCTCGTCCTGCCGGATCGTCTTCGCCTGCACGCCCACACCGTTAGTGGAGACGTAGCCGGGGCCGCCCAGGTTCTCGTCGGCCATCGCGCCGAGCGCACGCGAATCCAGCACCAGAGCAATCGCGCTGGACGTGCCGCCACCCGAAACGTGAGGCGAAACGAGAACCCGCAGGCCGGCGATCACCAGATACGAGCCCGTCTGAACCGGGGTCGTCGTGGTTTCACGCGGCAGCAGATTCGCGATACCGGCATCGGACAGGAAGTTCGCGTAGGTCGTGTCATCGACCACCAGCGTGTCAGGGGCGTACCCCTGATTCAGCTTGTCGATGTTCGCCTTGGCGCGAACCACATCCCGCAGAATCTGCGGAGTGGAACCCGAACCGTTCCACGGCGCAATGCACGCCGTGTTCTGGGTGACCGCAGAGTTGATCGCAGACATCGCCACCGAATCCACAGTCTTCACCATGTGGTTGACCAGCTTCTCAAAAGCACGCTCAACCGGGTTGATGAGCTGCCGCGAGATGGCCTCGTCGGTGACCTCCACGTCGCTGCCCCACTTAGTGGTCTTAGCGAGCGACGCAGTGCCATGCGACACGGTCGTGCGCGGGTACTCCGCGCCCGGTGACACACCCGACGGGGCGGTGTCAGTGTAGATCGTCTCCCCAGTCTCGTAGAGAACCGAGCCGCCGGCGGCGGTGATCCGCTGAGTCAACAGCGCATCAGAAATGAACCGCTGCTCCGCGAGAGTGCGGAGCCGGCGAGCCACCAGCGTCGGATTCGACAGGAAACGGTTGATCGACAGAACGTCGCCTGACAGCGTAGGCGGTGCAGGCGGGTAGGTGTACGGCATGAGTTTTGTACCTTTCTAACGCGGCGGCGGTCAGCCGAGACGCAGCTTGACGAGGACTTTGTCGTTCGCCGCGTCGGACAGCGCGACACCCACAATCGTGGAGTAGTTGGTGCCGCTGTGGGCAGCCACAGCACCAGAAGCCGCAGCGGCGACAGCACCGCCGGCGCTGATCGCGCCACTCGCAGCCAAATTGACGACACCGTCGGAGATGACCGTCACCGAATCACCGGAAGCGGCATCGAACGCGGCCACGCCGACAACAGCGGCAGAAGCCGCCGACGACGCCGCCACAGTGCCCGAACCGGACACGATCAGCACCTGGCCGCCAGTCACAGCCGCACTAGTAGTGCGCGTGAACTCAGCACCCGGCTTGAACAGAGGTGAGAAATCAGGCATTGGAGATGTCCTTTGCGGTCACACCGAACAGCCGACCGTAAAGCGAGTCGTCATCGTCGGTTTCATTGTTGGAGATGGCGTGACCGACCTCGGTCACCGGAATCACCGCCGGAAGGGCGTTGATCACGTTCGTGATCCCATCAGGATCGGCCTCGAGCTGCTTGAGCCAATGATCGCGGCTCGCCGGGGCCACACGGCCCTCGCTGATCGCGGAATCCACGATCCGCTCATGCGACTCCCGCAACTGCACAGCACGCGCCTCCGCGCCAGCACGGGCCTGATCCTGCAACGCCTCAAACGTCGCGGAATCAACCAGCGTCAGATTGTGCTGCGCGGCCACCGCGGCGGCCTGCTCAATCGTCGGCTCAACCGGCTCAACCGGCAGCGGCTCAACATCAACACGCTCATCCAGCGCCTCTTTAGCGGCAGCCAGAATTGTCTCGTCATCAGCGTCGGCGGGAACACCGAACAGCTCCGCGAGCCCTTCACTCAGGGTAGGCATAATTGCCTGTCCTCTCTCTCTATTTGGTGTCTCGACCGATGCAGCCGAGTCGATAATGCTGGGCTTAAAAATGAGGGGAGTCGGCGCAGCCGACCGCCCCTGAAACCTGAAATCGGACAAATCATGCTGATTCGTCACAGCAGGCTGATCAGACACACGATCAGCCAACCCGACCTGCACAGCCTCATCCGCAGAGAACCACGTCTCCGCAGACATCAGATCGCGCCACTGATCAACCGAACCGCCAGCCTTAGCGGCATACATGGAAGCAATGTTGTCGCGCACCGCATCCAAACGGTCAGCGATAGACCGCATATCCGACGACCCGCCAGCCATCACAGCCTTCGGGTTATGGATCATCAACTCCGAATTACGGTTCATGATCACCTCATCGCCGGCCGTCGCAATAAACGACGCCGCCGACGCCGCCAGCCCATCAACAACCGTCGTCACCCGAGCAGGATGATCACGCAACGCGTTCGACATCGCGATAGCGTCAAACACGTTGCCGCCGCTGGAATTGATCCGAACCGTGATCTGCGGAGCCTCAATGGCCTTCAACTGGCGCACAAAAGAACCCGACGACGACGCCGCAATATCCTCATACAGCAGCACCTCGGCCACATCAGCCCGATTCACAATGCTGAAACAGTCCATGTTCAAGCCTTTCAATCCGAGACGACAACAGGCACCGGAACGTCTTCCTCGGCGTCCTGCTCCTCGTCCTGGGTTTCTTCCTCAGTGTCCGGTGACTCAGGCATGTCGCCCTCGGACTCGTATGACGGCAAACCAGTGATCTGGCGCACGAACTGCTCAAGCCGCGGATCAGGAGTCAACAAGCCGGCAGCCACAAGCTGCTGCAACGCAGGAGCCGTCGCATCCTGGCGCGAACCGATAGCATCGAACACCAGCTTCGGTGCAGGCTCATCCTCGCCGTAATTCCAATCCACCAAATCATCGACAACATGAGCCTGAGCGGTCTCACGAATATGATCGGCCACCGCGCCGACAGCCTGAACGAACGTGTCCTGCTGCACCGACGCCAACGCATACGAGCCGCCCTTGCCGTCCAGATTCAAGAAATGCGCCAACGCCACCAACGCCATCTGATGATCGTGATACTCAATAGCGCGCCGCGGATCCATCGGGGCGCCAGACGGCCCCAAAATTTCAAACCTTGCCTCGGCAGGCAACCCGATCCCCGCGCTCGACCCGCCCTGATACGCAGACGCGGCCTTCTGATAGGCGGCCACAGCCTCAGGATCATGCGACTCTTCCGGTGGAGCCCACGCCGCCGGCACACCGATACCGTGCCTACGGGCCGCCGCAGCCTCAATCCGCAACAGCTCGTCCTTCAAAACATAATTCTTGTACGCAGGACGCAGAATCGAATTGCCCTGCCACACCCCAGGATCAGGATCACGCACATACACCAGCAGGCGGCGCGCAGGAATAGCCGACCTGCCGCCACCAGAACGGGTCGCGACACTCGTACCAGGAGTCGCATACAAGCCGGCAGGCCACTGCTCCACACTCACCAGCGACCCATCCCGAGCAACATTCCACCAAGCAATCGTGGACTGCGGACGAGGCGACAACCGAGCCAAATGCACCCGGCCGCCATCAACCCGATACACCGTCTCAAAGATCGAATGCCCATACTGAAGATAGGTCAACGCCTGCTGCAAATGCACACCCCACGAAAACCGGCCCTTCGACCGGCGGTGCGGACGTTCCTCATCATCCCCGACAATCGGCAACCCCAAATCGTCAGCGACATGCTGAGTAACCTCATCAGACGCGCCACACGAATCGACCCGCCACGACGTTAACCGGATCGGCAACGCAATCGCCTGCAAAATGCTTGACAGACGCGAATCATCCCGCGCCATACGGGTATACGTCTGAACAGACCGCGGCCACAACAAGTCAGCGACAGTCTCAAACTGGTCACCATCCTGAGACCAGCCAGACATGATCCCGCCAAGCGGATTCACATAGCCGCGCTCAGTAACAGGCGGTTTCGCCATCACAACCTCCTAAAACGCGGCGAATACATCAAGCTCATCAGACACAGTCGGCTCAACCACAGGAGACGACGACGCACCCCTCGGCGGCTTCACAAAAGACACCAGCGACCAATGCGCCAACGTCGCAGCCACCAGCGGCGCCGTCGTCACACCATCAGCGCCCTCATCCCACGCGAACCCGCCACCCGGCAGATCACGCTTCACCGCACACGCCACCGCAGCAGTCAAGGAACCCTGCCCAGAATGAGTCACCCGGCCGGCAAGCACATCATCCAGAAACCCGCCACACGCCAACGACAAATCCACCGAATTCGTCACCGTCGGCTCAATACCAGCATCCAGCAACAACGGCTCCAACACCATCGCCGCCGACCTACGATCAATCGTCAACGACACCGGATTCCACTGACCCACACGATCAACCAGATACTCAGCAACATCGGTATGCGACCCCTCACACAACGGGCCGATCTCCACATGCACACGATCATCCGATGTGCGCTGCGCCGCAGCAATCGACCAAAACCGTCGATCCCTCGACCTATGAACCGCAATCGTCCGCGAACCCACCAAAGCAGGATCATCCACCCGAAACTCATCCCAGCGGTCACCAGGAATCTCCGACTTCGCATCCCCCAAAGTCGGCCAATCACCGACACCGCACCGCTCAACCGCAAACACCTTCGGCTGATGCAACAAAGCGCGACGCTCATTACGGATATGCTCAACAGTGATCCGATGCCCAACACCAGGATTAGCGATCAACCACTGAGCCGGATCATCAATATCCGCGTCATCAGCGCACGACCACTCCAGCCAGCACAACGAATCATCCACACCCGACAAGCCGCGCTCACGCACCGACGCGAACACCAGCCCGTTAGCGTGGATCATCTGATCCACCGCCGAACCCGTGTACCAGAGCTGCGGATTCGGGCGAGCCGACATCGTCGGCAACAGGGCTCCCACCGCATCAGACGACAAGATCATCGCCTCGTCCAGAATGATCAGATCACCCGACAAGCCGCGGCCGGCGGCCTTCGTCCTCGTCTGGAACATCACCCTGGCGCCGGTCTTCTTGAACTCTAGGGATTCCTCGCCGTGCGAACGGTTCGCCCGATACGGCTCGCCGGCCTGCAACAGCAGATGCTCAAGGCGGCGCATCGCCTCTTTAGCGGTCTTGAACTCATGCGCGCTATGGACGATCAACCGCTCACCGAACAGCAGGGCTCCAGCCAGTTCCCTGGCCTCAAGGATCGCGCCCTTCCCGTTCTGCCGGGGCACAGCCAAACCGCACTCAAACGCAGCCCACCGCAACTGGCCCTTGCTGCCGGGAGTGTCAGACACCTGACAGGTGTCCCGCAACACATCCTGCTGCCACGGGTCAAGAAACAGCCCAAACGAGGCCGCCAGCTCGACCGCAGAATCACCCAGACTGTTTTTTGCGCGGGGCACGCTTCGCACTCGCGGCTCCCTCGCCCCGAATTGCGCGGAGTCGCTGCGCGTACTTCTCGGCAACCTCGTCTACTTTCGTCGCAGCCGCAGGACGAACCTGCGACAGATCAGCCACCACAGCCCGAAACTCCCGAGACAACTGCGTCAACGTGGCCTGGTTATCGCAGAAGTCGATCTCGGCGGCCAGCCGGTCACGCAGAGCAGCGAGCGCGGCCGGCACGTCGTCGGCACGCGCCGGCTTGGACACACCAGGCTGATCGGCCATCACCACTCCATCGCTAGCCGCTGACTAGGCGCATCCGGTTCCACAGAAGCTCCGGTGACCGTCGGCCGCCGATAGTCCTGAGTGCCGTCGCCGCGCTGGCTGTTACACGTCGTGTGCAGCAGCCTGTCCGCGAGCATGCCGCCCAGCGACCGGGCCTTGCTGTGGTCGGCCGCCAGGGGGAGCTTGTCCCAGTTTCTGTCGGCGTCCTTGCGTAGCGGCAGTCCGCACCACCAGCACAGTGCGCCGTCGGTGAGCCGGCGCAGCAGAATCGCTCGCTGTTGCTGATGCCGCCACCCGAGACCACGTTCGCTGGTTTTGCCGCGCTGGGTCGTGATGCTTGCCATCGCAGCACCATCCCCTCAATTGTTAGCTGGCTAATCGTCTGTTTGTGCGACGGTTTGGGCTGTTTTTGGATAACCGCTGGTCACAAAACTGGCGATTTTAACTTACATTAATGTATTTTTGCAGGTAAAAGCCTGTTTTTCGGGGGGAGAGAAGCCTGATTAAGAGAGCGAGGTCAGGCACCCCCCAGGCCGGATATTTGACCGAAACCGCCTACGACCTGCGGTTATGTCGAGTGTCGCGTGACCTGCGGAAATACACCCATGTCAGTTTGCTAGCAAACTCTGACACGCCCGACCGCGGGGTCAAAATTGGCATAGCCGCAGGTCAGGCCATGTTTTCGGCGCGTTCGAACGCGGCCGGCAGTGCATAAGTGCAGGTAGACGCCCGACGGGGCGCGTGCCGGCCGCACGG